GCTAGAGTCAGAATGAGAACCATAACGGTCTCAATATGGGAAAAAGAAGATGCCATTTCAGGATGAAGCGCACGGAAGTGTTTGAAACTTTCCTTAATAGCCGCTCCAACTTCTCCCGACTGATCTTCCAACCAAGCCTCAGGCTCAGCGAAATCAGATAAAGATAGAGCACTATCGCACATAGATGGATCAATTTCTTGTTCATCAAAACCCAAATTAAGTTTTGCATCAAACATCTCAGACACACTTATACAACCATCCACAACAAGACCACAAAATCTAGAGTTATTAGCATACATACCAATACCATCATATTTGGGAAGTTGAGGGGGATTAATACTAGCGGAAAAATTGGTGAGAATACAATTCGCCAAATCTAAGCAAGTAATATTAGGAAAACCTAACTGGAACTCAGAAGGGAATGAGATATCACTATTTGCTGGCAATTGACCATCAGAGAAATCATCAGTAGTTTCCTGACTATCATCAGTATAATCAGAATGCCAAGAATCATCATCTCTATAAGATATGAGATCGGCTTCAGTATACTCCGAATGAACATCAGAGACAGAATCATCATCGAATAATCTTCGAGGAAGTGGTAAATGGACGGAAACGGAACTATCATCAGAATCAGAATCATAGCCCACAAATAAAGGGGGCAGATCATCTGGAATGGTAGACTCGTCATCAGTGTCTTCAACATGTCTTCGACGAAGCGGTGGAAGAGATAACACGGAACTAGCTTCAGAATCAGTATCGAACTGCTCTCCAAGCCAAGGGGCAGAATCATCATCGTCAAAATCGGATTCAATATCATATCCGAACGTCGTCATAGATTCAGTGTCACTGGTATAATCAGATTCATAAGAAAATCCATCAGATGCTTCATCATAAGCCATCTGGATCTCCTCAGGATCCATATTACGATACATACGAGGAATGATGGTGTCAATATCATCCGGTGGGTATCTATAATAATCATGAGCTTGCTCTTCAAAGGGGCTATTTAACAAAGATTCATCGTCAAACTCGAATCTCAGGAGCACAGCAGCTTGTTCTTCAAATGGACGAAACATTACATAAGTCCAAAGAGAAAATAGAAAGCAAGCGAGGGGGGGTATCAAGTACATATATACGAAGCAGAGATCGCAATAAAAATTGTACAAGAAAGTAGGGAAAATATTCAAAGGTATTGAAAAGACAATGGATTTAAAAACTAAAAAAGTAATAACACATTTAAACAATACAAAAAGAATTTCTGCTGTTG